TAGAAGATCTTACTCCTTTAAGTGGATTTACAATAAAACCAAATGTTGAGGTAATTAACAACAATACAACAAATCCATCAGGATTTAGAAAAGCTGTAATAGATGTTGGTTACAAAAATGGTACTATAGATGGATTTATTGTAGTTGATTCTGGAGCTGGTTACACAGAGGCACCAACAATCAAAATAACTGGTGGTGGTAAACTTCCATCAGAAGATTTTTCAATTCCATTTTTTAATACATCTACAAAAGATTTGATTGTAACTATGGAAGGTTCAGTAATATCTTCTAAGAGTGCTTCTCCTACAATCACATTAGCAACTCCTGTTGGTAGTAAATTTAATGCTAATCCTATAACAACTGTTGATAGTGGTTCTAATGGGGTAGTAAAAGTGTTTGTTGCAAATGGTAAAATTGTAGCAACTCAAGTTATTGATAAAGGTCAAAATTATTTTACCGAACCAAGTATTAAAATTGTTGGAGTTGGTGTAAATGGTGTACTTAGAGCAAGATTAGACGGTAGTGGTGGAATTAATACAGTAGATATAATAAATGCTGGTAGTGGATATACAGTTCCACCTGTAATTACTGTTATAAATGATGATACTTTAGCAGTAGCAAGTTCATTGTTAAACGAATGGACATTTAATATACCAAATAGATTTAATACAAAAATAGATGAATTTGGTGGTTATTCTTTTGATTCAAGTGAGGGTGTTAATTTAAAAGTTGCTTCATTTACAACTAGTACATTAGTATTGTCAGAAGCACCTACAGGTGTAGTTGTTGGAATGGAAGTTACACATCCAGAAATACCAATTGGAACTTTTGTTACTAAAATAGATACATCTAATAAAATAATATATCTTTCTAAATATGGTCTAGATCAAGTTACAAATATAGCATTAAATGGTTCTCTTGTAAGTTTCTTCCAAGGTGATGATAGGTTTAAAGGAACACTTAAAGCACAAGAAGTTGTTTCTACAAATTTCCCTGAGTCTAGATTAAATTTTCAGTATTTACAATTAAGAAATACTACTAAGTTTGAAACTTTTTATAGTATTAGTAGTTCAGCACATTCTAAATTAGTTGGATTTTCTTATGATGGTCATCCAATATATTGTAAGTATGGATATTCAACTCCTTTAGATAATACTTCTTCAATTGAAGAACAAACTTCATCATGGAGATTAAAAGGAAATAGATTAAATGGGCCATTGGTTGAAGACTATCCATTAGGTTCATTTATAGAAGATTACGAATATGATAAAACATTTGGAACTTTAGATGAGTTTAATGGTAGATTCTGTGTAACTCCAGAATATCCAGATGGTGCATATTGTTATTTTATGGTGGATACATTCCCATTTGTAATTGGCCCACAATATTTCTCGGATCCAGATTGTTATAATACTGGACAGAATAGAACAAATGATCAAATTCCAAAACACTTTATTAGAGTTAATGATACTGCAAATACATACTTCCCACAAGAAGAAAAAAATATAAACAGATCTATTTTGTTTACTGATTATTCTTCTGTAGGTACAATTGATGGTATCTTTATAGAATCTGCTGGTGATAATTATAAAGTTGGTGACAGTGTAGTATTTGATGAAGAAGATACTGGTGGTAGTGGAGCAATTGCTTATGTTAATTCTGTAGATTCACCACCTATTTCAAATATTCAAATTGGAGCAGATGGTATTGTTGAATTTACATTTACTGGTAATCATCAAATTTCTAAAAATGATGTTATAGATGTAACTTATACAAAACAAACAACAAATACTATAATTAACTTAGATACACTTTCTACAGTACCTACTGTATTAAGTGGTAAAAATTTATATAGCGTAGTTTTAGAATCTCATAAAATATATCGATTTAAATTTGGTGCATCTAGACCATACAATTTATCTTTTGATATTTTAAACTTTA